TACCTAAACAGGTAGGGGGTTATTTGTTTTCTAGGGTCATAGGCTACCAACGCTCACTGAGAAGACTTCCGATGGTCATGCCAAGGGCTACTGCCAGCATTAGCATAGCGACATAGATGTCTACGCTAGTCATGATCAGTCCTTACTAGTGATACCTCGAAGCTCGGTCAGAACTTCTTCAAGTGATACTTTCAGATCGAGTATAGCGTACACGGCGGCTGCCTGCAAGGACGCCTGCTCTACTAGCCGAGCGTCCTGCCCAGGCTTACGCGCTACTCTCTGGGCATCCTGGAGTGCATTATGTGCAAGTCTTGTGAACGTGCTCACTTCTTGTCTCCTAGATGTTTCTTGATGATGCGCTTGATGATGCGTTCTGGTGGCCAGCAGTACAGCCCTGAGACCTGAGCGATCTCCTGACCGCACGCCAGGCGCTGCTCCAGGGTAGTGTGTGGGTAGTAGTAGCGCAGCTGTGCTGCCATTGCTTCAGGATCAATCACCATAGCATGTCTCCAATCGAGTCGAGGTCTTCCATGTGTGTATCGAGTTCATAATAGTACGCGGCTAGGTAGTCAGGGATGTCCACACCGTCCCAAGTGATCTTGTCTTGGGCGGCATGCTCAATGTCTTCAGCCATGTGCTTGAGTGTGGCCTCGCTGAGGTCCTCACCATAGACGTTGAGCACGTGATCATGCAACTCAGCAGGGTCGATACCATGCTCGGCTACGTACTCGGGGTCTCGCTTGAATCCTAGCATAGTGTGTTCTCCATATCATCTAGCAGGTATACCAACAGTGAGCGTTCTACTCCGGGTATAGCCCTCAGTTTTGTGATTGTCTCTTTTAGTGTCAGATCCCTAGGGATCATCTTGAACGCCTCTGACTCTAGCACAGTGGCTGAGTGAGAGTCAAGAACCCACTCAGCTCGCTTCATGAGAGCACGTACTGAGTTGACGAGTAGCTCACCAACGAGGCTGTCATCAATGCTCTCGCCCATATGGTCGTAGAGCTCCTCACCACAGGGCAGGTACCTATCTGCTGCGCGCTGGCAGTACTGCACTGCCCAGTAGCGGGGGCATACCCACAGTTCCCACTCCCACATGAAGTCGTCTATCAGCTCATCATAGCCCCACTCGGTCAGCTTGTCGAGTACTTTAAGATGGCCTGGTGTGGCCGCTACATCACGAAGCTCTTGGATAGTAAACATTGTTCACCGCTCCACTACGAGAAAGACTGCATTGACTGGAGTGTGCTGTGAGGCATCCCAGTAGATGTCTCCCAGCTCACTGGTGTAGAGGTAGCCACACTTAATGAGTGCCTCGACGCTAGCTCCGTAGAAGTTCTCGACTGCCTCTACCTTAATGGTTCCCTGTGTTTCGATCATGAATCTACCTTAACACACTCTAGAGGGATTGCACAACTTCAGGCTGCCACTCTCCCGGAGTATCTAGCCCGGTGACGACGAGGTCCTGTGACCCCGACTTAGTTTCTACTTGAATACTCAACGACTCTGCCTGTCTGGTGATGTACAGGCTGTTGTCTGACCAGGCGTGCAGAGCCACTGACCCTGCTAGTGCCGCACCTCCACTGGACGGCAAATCCTTGCTCGCCTTACGTGTGTGGTGCACTATAAGCTGAGCGCACCCCGTAGCCTGAGCTACAGCCTTGATGGGCTGGAGTATCTGCCCGTACATAGCCTGTGAGTCATTAATCGACTCTGTGGTCAGCATGGATAGAGTGTCATAGCACACCAGGCCGATGCCCATAGACTCTACGGTCTCGCCTATCTCCTCGGCTAGTTCAGGTGACAGCCCCTGTGCGGGCCTGCCTGCTATGTAGAGTGGTATCTCCCCGTCAGGAGGGTTCAGCTCCAGCACGCCAGACTTGCAGGTTATGTACCCTCGAGGGTCATGGTGGGGGAAACGACACTGGAGGATAGTCTGTACGCGAGACCACACGCGCGCTAGGCTGTCCTCTGCCTCGATGATGAGGCAGGGTGCCCGGTGTGATCTAGCATATCCTAGCACGGGCTGCCCTAGAGACAAGCTGATAGCCATATCGAGCATGATCCAGCTTTTGAAGTGCTTAGGCGGTGCGGCAATGAAGCCACAGCCACCCTCCTCTACCAGACCGTCGATACGCCACCGTGGCTGGGGCATGTTAACTAGCTCAGACAGCTGCCTGATTTGGAGCAAGGGCTCTCTAGGTGAATCTTCAACTATCTCTATAGTCAGTTCAGGTTCGGCCTTAGACCGTGCGTGGTCTAACTTTGAAGCTACCCTCTGGACCTCAGTCTTGAGCTTGTCTACTGAACCCCATTTATTAAGGCTGGTGTGCCTTATCAACCCTGGGATAAACTCAGGCCCTACCCCGCACTCTAGCATACTAGCTATAGCAGCATACAACTGGCTTGACCTGTCACCTAGCGCCTTGCTGGCACGCAGCTGCCCTGCTATAGACGAAGAACTATTGTCCAGCGTCCTATACACTGCTGAGGCCAGCTCACCAGGAGTTTGTGTGGTCCCGTACACAGGACGCCCTACCATACATCCGCGCTTATGCGAGGGGGTGCCAGGTACCCTGAGTAGCTGAGTAGCGTCCCAGCCCCCAGGGTCGCACCCTAGCACGTGGCTGACGGCCCTCGACAAGCTGTCCTGATCAGGCTGGGGTACCGTCTCAGTCAGACGCCAGATAGCCTGGGTGTGGCCTGGGCTACTAGACCACACAGCGAGGGGGTTAGTACCCTCCGTGTGACCGTCGTCTACATCAGACCAGATCAGAGGGCCCGCTTTGAGGTATTCCGCTTTCCTTTCCGGATTGCTGAAAAGACCGGGAGTGAAATATACATCCTGCCCAGCTTCAACGAGACTCCGAATGTAGTGCTTCGCTTCGTCAAGTTGGCCCATAACCCGAAAGGCTTTGCCCGGGTTGAAAGCCTGGCCTGGCCACGTGATGCCGCAGATGAAAAAATACCCATCACAACCCTTCCAAAGAGTCTCGAAGAATCCCATTCTCAACCCTAGCTATCTCTTCCTGGTAGGTATTGGGGGTTACGCACGCCCAATATCCTCCTGCTGACATGATATCAGCTCCAACTCTAATCTGCCACTGGCTCAAAGATGAGCCTGTCTTAAGCTCCAGACCTACGAACCTACCTCTAAAGCAGGCTATCAGGTCCGGGATGCCTTTCTTAGTGTACTGGCTGGCGTGGTATTTGACAACCCACCAACCACGCGACTCTATATACTTCTGAACTTGTCTTGAGAACTTGCTCTCTAGCATGCCCAGAGCAGGGCTCAGGTCCCTGCTCCAGACTATATCAGAGAATGTCGTCGAACTCGCCGAAGTCGTCCTCGACGTCCTGCTGGACTCCATCAGCCTTGGGCTCAACCTCAGCGAACGGGGCCACACGCGCCACACGTGACCTCAACTTGTCGTAGAATGTGTCATCCTCAAGCTCAACGTTGATCTTTTTACCAACATATTTTTCGGGGTCAATCTGCACAACCTTGCTAGGAACCTTAGTACCCGCTGCCTCGATCAGCTCACGGAGCTTCCACAGCTGGTTAGGGACAATCTTGCAGTAGTAGGGGTAGCGTCCAGGGCCACATTCAATAGCAAAGACAAGCATGTCAGTGCCGTCTTTCTTAGCTTTGACCAGCTCCACACCAGATATCTCAGCGTTGTACACGCCTGGCTCCTGATGAGCAGAGGTGTATGTGGGGGCCTTGACATTACTGAAGTCGATCGAGAGTTTAGCCATTGTTGGTTTCCCTTTCCTTTATAATTGATCGGATGTAGTCGATTGTAGCTGAGGTTGTGGTGAAGAAGCAAACCGTGATGGTGAACATATCACGATTGACATGATCGTTGTAGCGCACCTCGTACTGGCCTACTTGGTGGGCCACAGTGATGGGGTTGGGCACGTCGATCACTGCAAGTTCCTTGTGCTCGAGGCGCCAGGGCAGGTCATCCATCTGGTCACATAAGCGCACGAGCGCGTTACTGGCAACCTTTGAAAAATCAATCATGAGTGAGATACCTTTCAAGTCTCTCCCAAGTAGGAGACCCCAGCCAGGGCTTACGGGCTGCAATGTCTGCCCTGCACCCTGCCACGATACCCTGTGTGGGCTTGAGCCACATACGGTAACCCGTGATGGAGTCTCTCTTAACTGACTCCGTGTAGCCTATCACATCAGCGTACATGAGTGCAAACTGTCGTGCTTGACCGGGAAGGGCCAGCGTTACCTCCTTAGTTTGGGCCACATCAGCGTCCTCAGGGTCAGCTTCGTCCACGTAGGTGACCTTAGCCTGGCCTGTCAGGACCACAGGGATATCAAGGCCACGCAGAGTCAGGATCAAAGATTTGATCAGTTCGTTGGCCTGGCCATATTGAGGGAGACTGACAGGCTTGGCGACCGTCAGGAGGTCACCGCGCTTGCGACCAGAGACGAAATTCAGGGCCAGCTCATGTGCCACAGTGACACTGTCCAGAGCTACTGCCTGCGGAGGCTTAGCGACGATAGACTGAACCTCTTTGGCGAGGGCTTCCCACGTGTCTATCTGTGTGGTCTCAGCCTGCACTGCTCGTGTGCCACCCTCGAGGTCAATAATCTTGACCCCAGGTATTGTAGCTGCGAACGTCGTCTTGCCCGTCTTAGGCTGTCCGTATATTAGTGTGATCATTTGTATCTCTCCATAGGGTCTCTCTTGTCATAGAATTGCAGGAACTGTCTCTCTGTACCGAATTCTACCCTAGCCGCTGCTAGCTTTCCCATACGGCATAGGTACGAATTACCACACACTGACGGATTCCTATCCTCTGGCGGTGTGGACCAGTCTATCTCTCCAATCTGACGGGCC